ACGAGACTCGTGTTAGAGGAGACAGAATTTACAATAACGTCTTGACCACCAATACTTAATATGTCTCCTGTATTAATTTGCATATCAAATAATGTGTCTACACCTGCAACAGTTGTTGATCCAGCTGCAACAGTAACTGTTCCCATCATCTGTGAGGCAGGTTCAGAAAATCCTGATCTCGTAAGTCTTAGTGCGGAACTTCCGGCAGATTGTATGGATCCTGTGCCATCTTTTGCGTGCAACGTTGCTATAGTTGAATTGGAAATTGATGTAACCAGAAACGTATTACTATTAACATTTAATACATCACCAACACCTAACTCGGTAGTGAGTAGTGTTCCTGTACCAGTTAACGTTGGTGTGGATCCAGTTGCAACTTCAACTGTCCCAGTTAATGTTATATTTGATTTATCTGCACCACACGTGGAAACCTTAAGTGAGTTCCCCAAACTTCCACCATACTTAGCGGCCCAGTTTCCATAATCTGAGTTTGCAGCACCACCAAAAGTAACATCGAATGTGTTGTAATATTCATCGTTATTTTGTATTAACACAGTGTTGGATGCATCAGATGTAGCATTTTTTACTGTTGAATTAGCCACTCGTACGACACTTAGTGTATCACCATAAGCTAAAAAATTGGCTGATGTAAAAAAGTAGTTGTATGTATTAATGTCCGGTTTATTAAATCGTTTTACTAAATCGTCTTCGCTTGAAATTGCAGTAATTTCCAGTATCGGCCCCCATTGAAACGCACCAGCTGTTCCGCCAGCAGTCGATCCAATCTCGGGCACTATAGCTGTTAAGTCTATTTCTCTGGTAACGACACCTGGACTAACAGTAAAGGCCATCTTATTCTCCTAAGTCAATTGTATCTTAATTGTGTTCATTGTTATTTGTATTTATAGTAACGACGTTTTTAACTCCATGACTGATTGCTGTTTACATTAAACCATACATTTCCCTCATTGTCTGTCGTTGTTTTTTCTTCGACACCATCCTGTATAAAACCAAATGGTACGAGATCTTGCTCTATCTCTTTCATTTTGTCATAATATAGTTTTTCTCTTAAGTCTAAATCTGTCAATTCTTTGAAATATCTTTGTTGTGTCAACCAAGCAAATATAACCAACGTCATAACCAAATCATCATTATGCCCCTCTTCTGCGCTAAATGAACTCTTATTTTGAGAAAATGTTGTGAGCTCATAAATGATATCATAATCATTCAGAATTATTTTATCCTCTTCAATTAGGTTTTTGAGGGTTGAGCATCCTATGCGCTTAACTTGTTTTGTTGTGCGGACACCTAGTGATGTATTTTTTCCGAAACCGCCACCAAGCTGTTGTCCATTTCTACCCTTCCAGGACATCATCATCAAATTTTCATACTCCATATCAACGTGGAGGATATCAGCAACTTGCGATCCTATATCATTCACTTCAATTAAAACGTGTGCATTGAGATAATGTTTTGCTGTTTCATATATTACATTGGGATATAGTAGGGGTGATATAGTATTGTCTTTATATTTTGCCACAACCTTATACGGTACGTCTGTAACATCAATAACGGTAAATGCAGAGGCGTCTAAACCTTGTCCTCTAGCGGTATCAACGATTATGATATACGCATGTTTATCTACAGGATGTTCATAAACATCAAGTTTTCTTTTTGAATAAATGGGGGCGACGAATCCCAGAAGTCTTAGTTTAGACCCAGCTATGAGAGTGTGAGTCGATCCTATAAATTCACATTCAAATTCTTGCGAAAACTGAACTTCGCTTGTGTTTTGTATTGTTTCTTTTTTCCAGGCGGCATCGCGACCAGGAACCTCAGACCAATGTACTTCAACTGGTACATAATTGCTTCTTCGTTCAACAGCATCGGTCCACAACTTGTAAAACATGTTCAATCCAAGAGGCGTTGATACTATAAAGACTTTAGTTGTTTCACCTGAGGATATTGTGGGGTAGACTGAGCTAAAAAACGATTCTGCTAACTGATGTGGTACGTGCGCAAATTCATCTAAAAATATTATATTGAATGATGATCCTCTAATAGCTGATGATGATGTTGATACTGCTAATAATTTAGAACCATTCTCTAGCTCGATATTACCTTTATTCCATATGACAATTCCTTGTTGCAACCAATGAGGGAGATTTTCATAAGCGAGTTTGAGACGCTCTAACAATTCTCTAGCTGTGGCCCCTTTATTAGCTAACACACCAACTTGTACGTTTTGATTGTATAAAATATAGTGTAGTAAAAATGATATGATCGTTGTTGATTTTCCACTTTGGCGTGGTAATTTGCATATAACAAATCTGTTTTCCTCAAACGTTTTTATCATGTTACGTTGAAACGGATACATGTCAAATGGAACAACGCCTCTATCTACGTGGACAATCTGCACATAGTTTTCAATAAAATACGTAGGGCTTTGTTGACATTTAATGTATTCTGACAGTTGATGTTTTGTAAATTCAACTGGTACGTTCGCCGCTTTAAGTTTTGGATTTCCGAGATAATGGGTTGTGGACATAATATTGATTATAGCATTCTAGCTAAATTTAAGTTCTACTCCAACTATTCCATTAGTATCAAATTTTTTATGTCTACCTTTAGCCTTAAGCTCTGATATAGTTCCAACTATTTTTGGAGTAGTTTTATGTTCTTTTTTAAAGTATTCATAGTAGGATCCTTTTGGCGACCATTTTTTTTCTAATGTATCTAGCGCCTTCTCTGCACCATAATAAAACGAATCTAAAAAAATCAAATTGCCTTTTTTCATGTAAACTTGAGAGTCTATTTCTTGACCCCAATCGTCAGGATTTGATTTGAGTATCTTCATTACATCAGATGCCTTTAGGCTGCCTTCTTCGGTAATGGATTGCTGTATTGATTCTTTAAACGATTTCATGTTTATCTCTTTGTATATGTTTTTAGTATTTACTGGCTCTTTATTGTGGACCATTCGATAAAAGGACAAATATTCCTCCCATCAAAGAAACAATTACTGACACAGCACTTAAAATAGTAATACGCCTTGAATCTAACAGTTGAGTTCTTAGATCATCTATGCTTATTCTCATACGATCTATTCTAACGTGAGTGATATCATGTTCACGATTCAATTCGGTTTTAATATCATCCAGCTTTTCCTCTAACGTATGATATCTCTGTGCACAATTGTCTACATGTACTGTTAAGGATTCCCTTTCGGTTTGAGTGAAGTGTACTGACATTAACTTTCCTTTGATGTTTTTAACATTTTTTGAAGATCTGCCGTACTCCCAATAAACAGAGCGTTGGTGACAGACTGTGGCTGTAATAGCTTTTCCTGTTTAATTTCTTTAATTTGTTTGTGCATTCCCATCAATTCCTTATTGGCGGACGTTAATTTGTCCATTAATTGTCCAACAACTTCGTATGCGCGTGGATGCTCTGTCTCTTGAGCAACTTGAAGGATTCCTTCCATTGCATCCGCACCCCGTTCTATTATATTATATAGATTTTCTCGCGTATAGTTGAAATCTGTATTAGCAACATCATTAGTAACATCAAGTTTCACACGTTTTGCTATGGGTACGTTTGGCACTATTTCAAACACCTTATCTAAGTTATCCACCATATCAGTCCATTTAGTTGTTATATTGACCTGTAACCGGATCATAATCTCTGCCTTCGGCAAAGAATTGTTTAATATCGACTATAGTTGCCTCACTTATTGTATCATCAGGTGAAACATTGAGTGGCATTTTGTTGGAAATCGAAGACACGACTCTGTTTACATCTAAACTTGAAGAAGACTCTTCTAATATAAGCTTTTCCCCTGTTTCTGACAATAAAGCTGTGGTGCTAAAATCAGTTGAATTTTCTAACACCACAATATTCAATGCCTCTGCGATTTGTGAAGAGTTAAGAACGTGAAAATTTGTAATGGTTGTTCTAATTAAGGTTTCCGCTTCATCATCGCTAAAATCACCAAACCCTGTTCCTTTAATGTTTGGATAAAACATAACCTTAGCTGTAAAGTTTAGCGTGTAAATTATAGCTCTTCTTGATATAAAATCACCTTCATAACTATCTTCAACAGACACATCATTTAATATGATAGGCATGTCTATCTTAATGTTCATTGAAGGAACAGCGTGTATCGTAACTGTAAATTCAGGCTTAAATGCTGGCAATATTTGTTCAATTATCATCGCTCCATCGATAGCATTCTTAACGAGAGCGTACAGACTGAAGCTTAGAATGTATGGAACAGGCGCATACATGGTGCCTCTGTTCCCGTTTTTAAAAGCATGGTTTTTGTTTAGCTTATTAACACTACGTTCAGGATCATACATTAATGATGTCATATCAAACCCGAGTCGTGGCAATGATAAGGCTATATGATTTTGAAGGTTTGGATTAGCTGATAGTCGTGTAATAAAT